GCTTGATGGGGATACCAGCGATCTCATACAGGCCTTCACCAGACTGCAGGCTACCGGAGTTGTTGCCGTAGTCACGGTTCAGGATGTTGCTGTCAACTTGGCTCACCAGTGCATAGTACTGACGAGGAGCAAGCACAGCCATACGACCCTGCTTGGGCAGGTTCTTTTCATCCATGATGGCAGCAGCTTCAAAGAAGCCATCCACCAGGGCTTGAGCGTCATACTCTTTCTGCACACCCAGTTGGATCACCGAACCGCCGGGCTCAGGGCCAGGAGCAGCAGTGATGGGGTGAGCTTCACGAGCAGCTTTAGCGATCTGACGGAAGATCTTCTTGTCGTAAGCCTCAGCCAGAGCGTGGCCGATCTTAGCGGCGATCTCCGAACGCAGGCTGTAGTGAGCCAGGGTCTCATCGAGGTCATACACAAAGGCAGAACTCACGAGAAGGTCATCACAGACGATGGTCTTCTCAGCCACCGGAGGATCACCAGAACCAAGGATCGGAGTACCGGGTTCATGGTAGGCAGCTTCCATGCGGCCGGTGAAGATGAACTGCATTGCCTTTCCATTTTTCAGGGTCCGGCTTTGCACAGTGCCCTTGGCCATGGTGGCGCTTTCATACGCCTTGAACATTTCGCCAGAGAACAGTTTCAGATAAGTTGCATACTTGGTATCGTAAGCAGTACCAAGAGCAAGAGGAGTGGCCGACGTATTATTTACGCGACCAATAGAAGTTACGGTAGTGTTAGCCACAATAGTAAAGAGAGAAGTTTGTGTTCGTCTCTCTAAGCGCTTAGAGAATCACATGAATAAACATGTGTTCATTAAATTGGTTTTTGTTGTCGTCTCTCCGACTGTCATGACTAAAGGTTGTCGGTCGTAACCGGCCAATAGTCAATAAGAGCAGGGTCCGACACTGAGGTGCCCTGCTCCAACCACATTGCTGTGGATTTCAGCCCGAGTTAGCGGGAACTATTTCTTAGCAGTCTTAGCTGCTTTCTTAAATTGTGCCGCAGTTGGCGCACCACTTGATCCAGGCTTCCTCATCTTCTCATCAGAACCATTCTTGATGCGAAGACGTTTAGCATGGATGTTGGCATAGAGACCGGGTTTCATCAGCAGCCTTTTTTGCCGCCGTTACCTTTTGATCCTTTTCCTTTCATTTCGCTTAGGTCTGCTGATAATCTACAAGAATTGCTGCCAATGCAGCTTTTTGTTCATCTGTCAAAGTAGACAGGGGATCTGTATTCTGTTGCTCTGGTTGTGGCTCGTGGTAAACAGTGTGCAAGTTGTCCGGGTCCACCACAGCGGTACACCCTTCAGGAGGTTGCCATTCGCTCTGGCCGTCCCACACAACGCGGTTGATGCACTGACTTTTAGAGTTGAGAACTGCGTAGATCATCACCAGCTCCATACGCGAACAATTCCGGCACCACCGTTGCCTCCGGCACCCGATATATAGGTATTGTCTGCCGCACTACCTCCACCTCCACCTCCACCAGGGAAAGCTCCGTTTCCCCCATTCATGCCGTTTTGCGCTGTGGTGTAACTTCCGCCGCCACCGCCGCCACCTTCGTTGGCTGTAGCGTTTTGACCTGCGGCGGCACCGTCCCTTGATGCTCTGATGCTGACGGGGCCTAACCCACCCGTAAATGCTGCTAACGCTGTTGTTACGTTTGCCCCACGCCCTGCACCGCCACTGCCGGATCCACCACCCAAAGCTGAGGAAGCGCCGCTGCCGCCACCGCCGGTACTTGACGTAGGTGATCGACTATAATTGTAATTTGTCTGGCAATAGGGAGGGTCATTCTCCGCAGCTTGGGACGTTGCACTGATACCACCCTTCGTTGCATTACTAACAGGTATAGTCAGGTACGAACCAAATGAAGACTGACCGCCGGCAACTCCGTCGTTTCCGTTTGTATTGTCTGTTGTAACCGCAGCGCCGCCAGCACCTCCTGCACCGACTGTTACCGTTACGCTTGAGGTAACATCATCAGCCTTTAGGTATTTTTGCAGGCTAATTCCCCCAGCGCCACCCATACCTCCTAGTCTGTTAGAAGTGGTGGCATACCTAGATCCGCTTCCGCCCCCACATCCGCCTCCAATACATTCAACAAAGACAACGGAGACGCCAGCGGGCTTCGTCCAGGTACCACTGCTGGTAAACTCTTGGTAATCGGCGACGCTGCTGCCGCCACCACCTCCAGCAGGCGCAGCCCACGTACCATCAGCACGAAGGAAGTTGGTAGTACCACCACCACTTAATGGTGTGAGTCCTGCTTCAGTACTACTGAATAGGGGAAGGGTGACATCGGCACCGGTACTACTTGCAAGTAGTCGTGTGCTTGCGGTGTAGTTCAGGTCTGTGGCTACGTTCACCTGTGCCCCAGCGGCAATACCGTCCAGCTTGTTCTTGTCCGAAGCTGACATGGAGCCAGCGGCAGACGTAGTAGCTGCACTGATACTGATTGCAGGTGTTGCCCCACCGCTAGAAGCAATAGGCGCTGTGCCCGTGATGCTGGTAACAGGTGCGGTTCCATTGCTGGCTGCAGTGATCCTCCCTTGACTGTCAATTGTCAAGGCCGCATACGTATAGTTGCCAGCAGTAACAGCCGTGTTGGCAAGACTCAAGGTAACACTACCTGTCGTCCCACCACCACTCAGTCCAGTGCCAGCAATTACTGCATCAATATCACCAGTACCACTACCACCTCCTCCACCGCTTGCTGCAGTGAGGTCAAAGTTATTTGTAAATGGATTAAATTTGTATGGCATTGACTTAATTATGTTGGACGACAATACCTGTATAATCGGAAGCGCTACTGCCAATAGATCCTTGCTTGTCAATCACAAGACGACCAGCAGGACCAGGTGGACCTTGAGGACCAGTTAATCCTCGTGGTCCTTGTTCACCGCGCATACCAATACCTATCGGTCCAGGATCACCTTTAGGTCCACGTTCTCCTGGTTCACCATCAACACCATCACGTCCTGGTTGTCCTTGAGGCCCAATCATTGTGATGCCAACCGGCCAACCTTCAGCGGTCTTTGGTCCGTAGATTGTCCAGTGAACGTAGTCAATGTAAAAAGCACCTTCTGTTCCAAAAAATGGGGACGGTGGTGCCGTACCACTGAGGATACCGACACCATCCTTTCCATCTTTTCCAGGATTACCTTGTGGGCCACGCTCACCTACGTCACCTTTTGGTCCATCCTTACCTCGTGGACCTTCAACACCAGGGACACCATTCTTACCTGGTACACCCGGTTCACCTTGAGGTCCTGGTGGAGCTGCTTCAGGTACAAAAGCAAACCCACCAGTAATTGGATTGAAACGAAGCATTCTTACGACACCCGAACAACACTAATCAGATAACCATTTGCGTCATAGGCCATGTTGACTGTCGATACAATCTGACCACTAGAGCCACCAGACCGATAGACAACAATGGTTGGGTTACCGTTGGCATCGTTAGTGATACCAATGTAGTCGTGTTCAGGTACGCTAAGACCCGTTTCTATCTGTCGGCTTGAATACCGACCTGTTGCAATGTTAGCCATTGGTATTTGTTATTAGAAATTAAGCCCAAGCACCTGCATACGGTGCAGCATCATCAAGGGTGCTGGGCTCACAGGTTGAACCTTTAGGGCTCAGCTCGACAAGAGTAGTGCCATCATAAGGATAGATAAATGCACGGGAAGTACTCGTCGGAGCACAGTATTGCACCTTCGCAACGGAAGATACTTTTGGGTCGTAAGGATTAGCTTTAGCCATTGTTAACCAATGATAGGAGTTTTGTGTGCAGCTAGATCAAGCGGGAAGTTATGAGCATTACGTTCATGCATTACTTCAAATCCAAGCCCTGCCCGGTTAAGGATATCTGCCCAGGTGTTGATCACTTTCCCGTCAGACGAGATAAGAGACTGGTTAAAGTTGAAACCGTTCAGATTAAAAGCCATGGTAGACACACCAAGAGCAGCAAACCAGATACCAACAACAGGCCAAGCAGCCAAGAAAAAGTGAAGGCTGCGAGAGTTATTAAAGGATGCGTATTGGAAGATAAGTCGTCCAAAGTAACCATGCGCTGCAACAATGTTGTAAGTCTCTTCCTCTTGCCCAAACTTGTAACCATAGTTTTGACTTTCTTGTTCAGTAGTCTCACGCACAAGCGAGGACGTAACGAGCGAACCGTGCATTGCACTGAATAGTGAACCACCGAAAACCCCAGCGACACCCAACATATGGAAGGGGTGCATGAGAATGTTATGTTCGGCTTGGAACACAAGCATGTAGTTGAACGTACCGCTAATACCCAACGGCATGGCATCAGAGAAAGAACCTTGCCCGAATGGATAGACAAGAAAGACTGCCGATGCTGCGGCGACAGGAGCAGAGTATGCGACACAAATCCAGGGCCTCATCCCTAGTCGATAGCTAAGTTCCCACTCTCGTCCCATGTAAGCATAGATGCCAATGAGGAAGTGGAAGATAATGAGTTGGAAAGGGCCGCCGTTGTAGAGCCATTCATCAAGTGAATTAGCTTCCCAAATTGGGTAGAAGTGTAGTCCGATGGCATTGCTGCTCGGAACGACGGCTCCCGATATGATGTTGTTTCCATAGAGAAGGCTCCCTGCGACAGGTTCGCGGATGCCATCAATGTCAACTGGTGGGGCCGCAATGAATGCAATAATAAAGCAGATGGTGGCAGCCAATAGGCAAGGAACCATAAGTGTCCCAAACCACCCAACATAAAGACGGTTGTCGGTCGAAGTGACCCAGTTACAGAAAAGCTCCCAAGGATTATCTTGAGAGCGGGGTGCTGCAATTGCAGTTGTCATTTGAAGTTAGTTAAGTCGAGTTACCTTTACCCGTCCAACTCCAGAGCCAGTGAGACCGATGGCATCAGCCGCACCTTTACTGAGATCTAATCCTCTATTGGAATAATAGGGACCACGATCATTTACCCTCACAATGGCACACCTCTGAAAACATACCTTAAGGCGTGTTCCAAACGGGAGTGTCTTGTGCGCTGCAGTAAGGGATTGTTGATTAAAACGTTCTCCATTAGCTGTAAGGTTCCCGTGAAAACCAGGACCATACCATGAACTAATGACTGACAGAGTAGTTAGAATAGGAAGCATAATAATAAAGCAAAGAACTTTAATATTGCTTACTCCTACTAATCCGGCAATACACGCGCAGTATTGGCGGATCTACCAATACTAGTAACCCTTCTTAGTGGAGGGTTTTGTCTGCATCTTCTTACCAGTCTTTGATGCTGCCTTCTTAGCTGCAGCTTTACCAGCAGGAGTGTAGGGAAACTCCTTATTACCGACTTTAGGCATTAGAATACTCCAGGGATAATTTGACCAGTCAAGACATAAGCACCAATAGCAGCCACGAAACCAAGCATAGCAAGGCGACCATTGAGGAGTTCAGCACGTTCGTTATGAGGCACGGTGTAATCTTTATCAGTGTACATGGCGGGTTCTTTAGCGAAGATGTTAGTGTCGTTCATTAGGTGGGTCAGAATTGAATGTTGGATCGTTCCAGTTTATCTGCTACATCAGCACGATAAGCTGGGTCTCGATCATAACGTGGATCACTCATAGCAGCAACAAGTTCTGCTTGAGAGCGGAATGCATCAGCTGTATTACGTGGTGATTGACCAGTCAGT